GCGTTTCTCAGCATCGCTGAGTTTTTCAAATTTCCATCCGAAAAATTCCATATTATATGTTGGGTTGAATAAAACAGGGGAGGGAATGACTCCTCCCCTGTTGTTTATTTATCCAAATAATTAGACTCTGGATTGGGCTGATTCCCAATAGAGCACCTGGAGCTCAACACCGAATTCTTCAATTGTATTTTCCGAGTCATAGCTCAGATCAATTGCAGACACGGTTGTTGGAAAAGTGCCACGAAGATCGTAACGCTTTGTAACAGCTCCACCTTTATTCAGCTGTTCGACAACCATATCGGTTGTATAAGAAGCTGGATTGGTAAGACCGGTGTTGGTTGAGTTGTTATTAATACCATTGACCCAACGCTCGAAAGCGTTGCGGATGTCCATATTAACATCATTGATGACGGTAATACCCCACGCTTCAAATACGCGATCGCCTGCAACTTGCATTTGACGTCCACGGAACGGAATGGTGATTGGTGAGATGATTGATGATGGAAGCTGAGCTGCCTTGATCATGAATGATGCAAGTTCAGTGTTTCCACGGGCATAGGCGGGGAAGTTGCAGGTAACCTTGAAAAGGTTATTGCGAGCGCCACCACCGACAAGTTTTGACTTAAAGTCTGTAATACCTAAAACGGCCATGTGAATTTCTCCTTATTTAATTGTTAAGATTAGTTACCAACCAGCTCGGAGAATTCAACACCAGTACGAGTGGCGATGAAATTCAGAGTGATATAGTTGATCGAACGTGCTGGCTTAATGTAAATTTCAGCACGGAATTCATTGCGGTCGATAATGTCACCAGTGTTATTGGTCTCATCGCATACAACTTTGAAATCAGTGATACCACGACGACCTTGAACATCACGGAGGAATGGTTCGGTCATATTGCGGAACATCGCACGAGTGAATTCATCATTGAATTCAAACAGCTGGAATTTAGCAGCGGTAGAGATGGATTTCTCAAGAACGATAAACAGACGGCGTACATTAATACGATCGAATGCAGATGGTTTGGCAAGAGCTGTTTTATCGCCGAAGAGAAGCGTACCTTGTCCTGGGAAGGAAACAATAGGATTCACACGGGATTTATAGAGCGTGTCACGATCGGCTTGCTTTGGATTGAAAGCAATCTTAGTGACTCCGAGGATCTGACCACGATTGAAACCTGCTGGTGAGAACCAAGCATCGGCAACCTGATCGGCATTTGCGCAGAGACCGGCAACATGTCCGCAAGCTGGAATCCAACGGTAAACGTCATTATATTTGTCGTATACCTTGAGCGCGGTCGAATCAATTACGGCGTATGATGTAGAAGTGAGCTCGTCTGCCCATTCCTTTACATCGGCCGCCGGAGTTGAAGTGCCGACGCTTGTTTCAATTGGAGGAGATACCAGTGCAATAGCATCTTTACGAGCTTCGCAGATTGCAATAAGTTCTTCGGCAATATCCGAATCATCTGCAACATCACCGGCGGTGAACAGAAGATTTACATCAACTGTTTCGGCATCGGAGAAGAGCTCAAGAGCGGTAATAACCTCAGCTTTTACTACAACTTCATTGATACCGCCAGATAGAGTGTAGGTAAGAGGAAGAGAACCGGTGGTGAAAGCCGCACCGTATTCAAGAGTCTGACCTGCATCTGAAAGAGCAACATCATGGTTCAACCAGTAAACATATTCCGAATTGTTATTCAGAACAGTCTTGTAGTAGTTTGAAGTACCATCAGCTTTAAGGGCATCAGATGCTTGAGAAACAAACTCAAACTTTTCGAGGACGGTACCAGGAGTGCCCGACCATTTACCGTTGGTGTCAACGATAACGATATGGAGCTCATCTTTTGTGGTATCGGTTCCGGCATTAGCAGAAGTATCTGGAGCAGCAGAGAATCCGTTCTTATAGGTCCAAGCTGTAAAAGCTGTTGGGTTTGCTGGGCAAACAGAAACGGCCAGTGAATTGCCGAGTTCGCCAGGGAACTTAGCACACCATTCACCAACGACTGGGTCGCCGGATCCGGTTGCAGCTCCATCTTCGAAGTTTTCTTCGTAGTGCGAGAGATTCTTAACTAGGAGACCGACATCGCCGGCTGTTGCGTTAAGTGCTGTGTCAACGCCGTCCTTGCCTAATGCACGGACAACTTTGAGTGAATTACCGTACTTCAAGAAAGAAGCTGCGGTAAGGAATGAGCGTGCGGTAGCGTCAGTTGGTGATCCGAATACAGTAGCAAGTTCTTTTTCAGAACTTACCATGCGAATCTCTTCAACTGGTCCCCACGCGAATGCACCTGCATAGCCACCGATAGAGGTGGATACTGCTGGTACGACGTTTGTTAGGTCAATTTCTTGAACCTGAACTCCTGGTGATACTTGGAATGCCATTAGTTTGTCCTCGTCAAATTTTGAGTTATAAGGTTGTAATAATACGGATGTTCAATGATCTATTTATAAATAGAAGGATTTAGAACAATCCGGTATTATACGACTGAGCCCAGACCTCTCCACCTTCGACGGTGTATTTTGGTTTTGTATCTTCAACGGCTGAAAAGTAACCGACCGGAACAAGTTCATCCTCAATGTTTTTAAGTCTATCTGAATAGAGCATATGCTTCAGATTAATGTCGGACATGTTGATAAAGAAATCGGTTGCCACAAACCATGCAAACAGCACGAGAGTCATTACGGTATCATCATGGTTGCCGTCGGATGCTTCATATGAGCTACCGTCCTCAACAAAGGTGCTTAACTCTGAAATGGTATCTGGATCCACGACCTTTAGTTTCTTTTGCTCGATAAGATCCTTGAGGTTACTGCAACCAATACGTTTTGTTTTCTTTGTGGTGGTAATACCGATGGCTCCATGCTTCACGATGGATTCCACAAACATATTCTCATACTCTAGGTCATAATAGAGACCATTACATACCACGGATCCCTGGTCGTTCGATTCGACCACGACATACGCATTGTTATAGTTCTTTGCATACTTATAGATCACATTCGGAAACAACAGCGGTGACATGAGATTGTCTCTGAATGTGCACACGGTATAGAATGGCTGCACCGAAACATCGAAGATGGTAAAGGTAGAAAAGTCCTGTCCTCTTCCCTTTGCCACGTCTACCGTCATCACGTAACGATGGTCGGAGATAGGTTTCTCATAGACCTTTACATTGTTCTGAGTATAGATTGCGGGCTCAGATTTTAATGCAAGAAGATTCTCGGCATTAATCAGCGTCGAGCCTGTACCATGAAAGGAATTACCATACTCTTGCTCGAATTGCAGCGGCGATGTGTTGGCAATTGTCTGATTCTTCCATTTCTCATCACGACCCGGAACGTCGAACCAGTCCACGCGGAACGGTTTGTACTCACTAACTCCTTGAACCGCACTCTCCCAAAGACGGTGGAATGTATTTCCGACACCGTTTGCCGTAGAGGTAATAATGACCTTGGACGTAGTACCCGATGTAATTACTGGGTATGTTGAGGTATAAAAGGTTGCTGCATTTTCAACAAAGGCAAATTCATCAAGGAACAATAGATTGATGGAGAGACCGCGGATCGAAGATCCAGAGGTTGCTGCGGCAATGATGCGCGAGTTGTTACTAAACTCGATTGAACCCTTATTCAAGGCGCGACAGCCCGGTTGTAGAAAGAATGGAAGGTTTTCAAGCGCAAGAGTAATACGTGCCAACATTTCACGCGCCGTCGAACCTTTATTGGCGAGGACTGCGATCGTCTTGTCGGGTTGGAATACTGCGTACCAAAGAATGTAGATGACCGAGCTAATTGACTTGCCCGACTGGCGACACGCAAGAACAATGGAAAATCTATTATCAGTAAAATGGCTAAACATTTTTTCCTGATACGAATAAGGTTTAAATGGAACCAAGCCTCGATCCAAAGAAATTACCTTCACGTACTTCTTTGCAAAGTAAATCGGGTCCTTCATGCACTTGAGGTACTCGTTTACTTCTTCATTCGTGAATTGCTGTTGAACGCCATCACGCTTGACCATCGGGTTACCGAGGTACCCCATCTCAGCATTTTTAAGGTGCATTTGTGACATTCTTTTCGAGAGTTTGAGAGATTAAATGTTTCTGTAAATCTGTAACGGAACCCAGAAACACATTGTTGTTTGTAACGCTACCAGTGGGACCCGTCGGAACTTCGCCTTTTTCTTTCTTTTTAACTTCCTTCTTCTGCTTCTGAAGTGCCATGAGCTTATCCGTCATGTCGGAAGTGTTCTTGAGCATATTGCTCAGTACCTCAAATGCGCGTGGATGTTCCGACTGTAACGCAAGTTCCATCATACCATCAATCGCCTTATTCGACTTATCCACGAGGTCCTTATATGTCTCACGCGAAAATTTGTAATCGTCCTCAATCTCCCTATCCTGTTTTACTTCTGCAGTAATAGGAGCCACCGGAACAGCCGGTAAATGGTGTTCCAAGTTCTTTAAGAGTTCTTCGCTTTTGCTCATAATAAAATTGAGTGCTTAAGGATTGGGTTCGTTAAACCCAAAATCCGTAATTGTCTGAACTATGGTATAGTCGTCGGGTGTGTCCTCAATGGAACCTAAGATTGTGTTGATATTTACATCGATCTTATCGTTTTGATTTGTAAGCAGGTTCACATCTGATACCTTAATTATTGCCTTATTTGAAACTGGTCCATAGAAACGGATGCGCGTCTCAAAGTCCAAAGTATAGATAATTGCTCTGCGTTGAACAAAATCGCCTTCGTAGGTATCTTCCATGTTTACCGTTGTGAGCACAAACGGAAGGTCGGTCGTAAGATTTACCGAATCCAGCTCCTTGATTGTAACGGTATATTCGGGCTGAAAATATGGCAGAATCTGTTCAAGGATCTGAAGAGCATCGTCCTGATTCTTTGCCATAATTGAGAGCTGGAAGTTCATTCTGTACGGAGCAAAGGTCCGTACGATATGCTTCGTAAGTGTATCGCCCGCATCAATCGAGGTTACAACATTATTGCGGTTGATCTTTGTTGTCGCATCATACACAATGTTTGTAATCTCAAACGACATACGCGGTAGCTTCATTGCGACCTTATTGTCCTGAAGGTCCTTCTGTTCGTCGAGACGCTGAAGGAACTTGGCTTTGGGACCATACGAAAGCGGAACACGCACCGAATGCACTACGTGACCCGATTGGTCTTTGCGTATTACATTGATGTTATTGAAGATTGTTCCGAAGACCGAAACAACTCTACGAATATGGGAATGATAAAAGTGTCCGCTTGTCATAGATTAAAGAGCGGCAATTCTTGTTTTAAAGTCGGCAAAATCTGTACTATCTGCAACCAATGTTTTTAATCCGGATATGCTAATGAATTGTGATTCACCAGTGCTGTCTAAAATGTCGCCGGCAGCAGGTAATGTTAAATCTCCATCAGTGTCAAATCTCCAATTTTTAGTATTTGTGTTGGTACCAATGACAACATCGCCGCCGTTCTTTTCGATCTTAACAAACTGGTCATCGTCACCAAGATAGATATCGGTTGTTACGGAATTGCCCGAGATTAAATGTACGTGACTGTGTTCCGAATTACTGATGTTATTGTTTGTTACGGTAACAAAGGTACCTTCAGGCATTGCATTAAATTCAAAATTATAATATAATGCCGGATCATTTTCAGTTTGATAATCTGTCGAACGAGTACCATTAACAGTAGTTAGAGTAAAAGTGAATTCGGTAATGTCACTATTGGCGGGTATGGTCCAGGTGACCGTTTCGGCAATAGGTCCTGTAGTTCCGTCAAAAACTACATTACCAGTAAGAGCCCGCCCCAATGATTGTTGTGTTACACCGGTACCACCAATTTCATAATTAACAGTTCCAAAATAATTTCCTTGCGAAAGCTGATTGACCGAGATTGTAATTGGGCTACCATACACAATGTAACCACTCGAAGTGACTAACCATGTCGACGATGTAGGACGAATTACTAAACTTTGTCCGGCAGCTGCTCCGGGTGGTGTAATTACAATTGTAGTAGCCGTATCAGTTATATTAGCGCCTTCGGGGAATGTAAGTTCGCCCGTAGCATTGAGCACAACTTCATAACTGCCATTAATTAATCTATCTTCCGTTGCACGTGTTCCTTGTGCACCAGTAATACCCTGGACACCTTGAGCACCTTGAAGTCCTTGTACACCTTGTGTACCTTGAGCTCCGTTAGATCCCACGAATCCTGCGGTACCTTGAATTCCCTGAGCTCCAGTGATACCTTGAGCTCCAGTGATACCCTGACGCCCTTGAATTCCCTGAGTGCCTTGCGCACCTTGTACTCCTTGCACCGCGCCTAGGTTATACAGTTCGGTAAAATTGGCATTGGCCTTTGTGAAGGCTGCACGAATTGTGTCGCCCGTTCTATCGTTGGCGACTGTTCCTGTTAAAATAGTTTGCTTTGCCATGTTATTGGGTATCGGCTGTTAGTGTTGTAGAGTCTGCGTAGATTCCTGTTGAATCTGCACGGTAAGATGAATTTGA